AGATGACCGAAGGTGCAACCTACGGGGCAAAGCCTTTTAAGAGCGTTTTGCCTGATGAGGATTACACCGCCATGCCAATGAAGAAGGGTGGCTCAGTTCCATCCGCTTCCAAGCGGGCCGATGGTATTGCTCAGCGGGGTAAAACTCGCGGAAAGATGTGCTAAATCATGCCTAAATACATGACCCCAGAAGATGTTGCCGAAGAAAAAGCTGCAAAACGAGCAGAGGCTGAGTATATGAAAAGGATGTCTAACCCGGACACAACTTTTGGAGAATTAAGAGCGGCGCGAAAAAAAGCCAAGAGTTTGCCGCCCGGTCAATATGACAGCATTCGCCCCGAAGGGTTTGAAGGCAATATCAAATCCGAAAAAATGGATGCGCTTAAAAAAGGCATGAGTGGTGCGGGGCAGGTTGCAAAACAAGTCGCACTTGCCGCTATTCCGGGTGGAGTGGGTCTTTTGGGTGCTGATCCGTATGAAGGTGAACGAGGCGCAAAAAAGATGCGTGGCGCTTATGATAAGTACCAAGCCTCATCTGAAAAGCAGGATGCCGCTGATCGTGAAATGGCCGATCAGGTTCGCCGTGAGTCTCGCGGTGTTGAGTACAAAAAAGGCGGCAAGGTGTCGGCATCTTCACGCGCTGATGGAATTGCTCAGCGGGGCAAGACTCGCGGAAAGATGTGCTGATGATCTCCAGCCGTGGCATGGGGGCCATAGACCCGTCAAAGATGCCCAAAGGTAAGCGTAAAGCTCGCCGGGATGACACTGACTTCACAGAATATGCTGAAGGCGGCAGTGTGAATGCGGCTGGAAACTACACAAAACCAACGCTTCGCAAGCGGATTGTGTCTCAGGTAAAGGCTGCGGCCACTCAAGGCACGGGCGCTGGCAAGTGGTCAGCCCGTAAGGCGCAGCTTGTGGCAAAGAAATACAAAGCCGCAGGCGGGGGATACAAAGATTGAAAGCGCCACAAACTTCCCTTAAAAATTGGGGTGATCAGAAATGGCGCACCAAGTCGGGGAAGCCTTCGTCAAAAACAGGTGAGCGTTACTTACCTGAAGCCGCAATCAAAGCTTTATCCCCTGCTGAATATGCCGCCACCACCCGCGCAAAACGTGCGGGGAAAGCGGCGGGTAAGCAGTTTGTAGCCCAGCCCAAGAGCATCGCAAAGAAAACAGCAGGGTTTAGATAATGGCATACACATCCGGCGCAACATCGTTTGATCCAGATCTGACAGAGATTGTGGAAGAGGCTTTTGAACGAGCCGGGAGAGAGTTGCGCTCTGGATATGACCTGCGCACAGCGCGGCGCAGTTTAAACATCATGTTTGCCGATTGGGCAAATCGTGGCATCAACATGTGGACGATTGACACCGGCATGATCACCCTTCAGCAGGGTGTAAACACATATGCCCTGCCAAACGACACGGTGGATCTGTTGGAGCATGTGATCCGCACTCAGGCAAACAATGCCTCTACGCAGTCTGATCTGACAATCACCCGCATCAGTGTTTCTACTTATGCCACGATTCCCAACAAGATCACCCAGGCCCGTCCAATCCAAGTTTGGATTCAGCGCATGGATGGTCAGATCAACTCCATCAATGCCACCACAACGGCATCAATGAGCGCCACAGCAACCAGCGTTGCCATCACTGATGTAACCCAGCTTCCAGCGGCAGGCTTCATCCAATTGGACGACGAGGTGATCAGCTATGGCTACATCACCCAAGACACCAACGCCATCAGCGGAACGCTGAACAACTGCGGCAGAGGCCAGCAAAACACCATTGCAGTGACTCATAACTCCGCAACTGCGGTGTATTGGACAAAACCCCCGGCAGTGACCGTGTGGCCTACGCCTGACGGCTCACAGACATATCAGTTTGTCTATTGGCGCTTGCGCCGCACCCAGGACTCTGGCGGCGGTGTAAACGTGATGGATGTACCTTTCCGCTTCTATCCCTGCATGATTGCGGGGCTGTCCTATTACATTGCCCAAAAGATTCCAGAGGGTACACCCCGCTTGGACATGCTCAAAGCCTCATATGATGAGGCATGGCAACTTGCCGCCTACGAGGATCACGAAAAGGCCGCAGTTAGATTTGTACCCCGTCAGAGCTTTATTGCCAGCGGGAGTGCCTGATGGGCAATAGGTTTGCTTCTGGCAAATTTAGCATTGCTGAGTGTGACCGTTGCGGTCAACGCTACAAGCTTACACAGCTTCGCATGGAGATCGTCAAAACTAAGGTGTATCAACTCAAGGTTTGCGATGAGTGCTGGGATCCAGATCAACCTCAATTGCAACTGGGTATGTACCCGGTTGATGACCCGCAGGCTGTAAGACAGCCCCGTCCAGACCTGACATATGTCACCGCTGGTTTAAACGGATTGCAGGATAATGTCACAGGTTTTGGGGGCTACCCAACGGGTGGCTCCAGGGATATTCAGTGGGGTTGGAGACCAGTAGGTGGCTCCAGCTTTTTTGATGTGGAACTCACGCCAAACTACTTGGTGGCAACGACAAGTGTTGGTACAGTCACGGTCAGTGTAACTTAGGAGCGAATATGGACAAGAAGCAAGTCAAGGCAATTGCCGACACCGAAGCCAAGAAAATGGTCAAAGGCCATGAATCTCGCATGCATGCCAAAGGCATGAAGGCTGGTGGCCCTACCAGTATGGATCGCAAGAAATATGGGAAGAACCTTTCCCGCGCAATGAACCAGAAATCTGGGAGCAAATAATGGGCAAGTTCAGCAAAAAAGTAATGGGCAAAGAGGTTGGCGATGCCAGCACCTATGCCGCGCCCCACACCATGGACGGTAAGGCAGGTGTTGCTATGCGTCCCAAGGCTCCCATCACCCGCAAGGCGAATTGGACTCCTTTGGATGGCGTGAGCATCGGCATCAATGACGAAGTCAAAACCAGCGGCATCAAGATGCGTGGCGTTGGCGCGGCCACCAAGGGTGTGATATCCAGAGGCCCGATGGGTTGATACAGCCATGGCACTGACATATGCTCAGCTTGTAGTCGCTGTCAGCGATTATTGTGAAAACACGTTCAACACCACGGACATGAACACAATGATCAAGCAAGCTGAACAGCGGATCTACAACACGGTTCAGATTGCAAACCTGCGCAAGAATGTGACGGGAACGATCACATCTGGCAACAAGTATCTGTCATGCCCGGATGATTTCTTGTCGGTGTATTCGATTGCTGTGTATCCAAATGGCGGCGGCGCTTACACCTATCTTTTGAACAAGGATGTGAACTTCATTCGTGAGGCATATCCAAATCCAACAGACTCCGGCACTCCCAAGCATTACGCCATCTTTGGCCCTCAGTCCGCGAATGTGAATGAACTGTCGTTTATTCTTGGCCCAACTCCTAATGCCACATATGGCACAGAGTTGCATTATTACTATTACCCGGAATCCATCGTGACCGCCTTAACCACATGGTTGGGCGACAACTTTGATTCTGCGTTGCTCTACGGAACCCTGTGTGAGGCTTACACCTACATGAAGGGTGAGCCTGACATGGTCAAGCTGGTCAATGAGCGGTATGTTCAAGCAATTGCTTTGCTCAAGAACCTGGGCGATGGCAAACAGCGTATGGATGCTTATCGTGATGGTCAGACAAGGATCCCCGTATCGTGAGCATTGTTCAAACACAGACCACCAGCTTCAAGGCTCAGCTTTATCAGGGCATCCATGATCTGACCACCGATGTGATCAAGATCGCCCTGTATACAGGCAATGCCAATTTAAACGCTGACACCACTGTTTACAGCAGCACCAATGAAGTGGCGGCTACAGGCACTTATGTGGCTGGCGGGGCAACAATGACCGGAATCACGGTCAGCACATCTGGCTATACGGCCTATGTTGGGTTCAACAATGTATCTTGGACGGGTGTGATCACGGCCCGGTGCGCCTTGATCTACAACTCAACCCAGGGCAATAAATCGGTAGCGGTGCTGGACTTTGGGTCTGATAAGACATCGACCACCACGTTTTTAATCACAATGCCAGCCAACACATCAACCACAGCATTGATCAGGAGTTCAAATTGATAGTCACAACCACCAAAGGCGATATGGATGATTCCTTGCTTGAGAAGCGGGAAGGAACCGTGGACAATGACAATGAACTGACCACTTGGGTTGAGTATTGGCTGGAGGGCGAACTTGTACATCGTTCTGCTCATGTCCAGTTAAAGAAAATGCCGGTTTTTGCCGGTGCTGAAGCCGCATCAATAGGTTAAAGGAAACATCATGGCAAACACACAAGCAATGACCACTTCGTTTTTGGGCGAGGTTCTGACTGCAACTCACAACTTTGGCACTGCGCCAATCCGTGCGGCCACTACGGCTGACACGTTTAAAGCTGCCCTGTACTTGGCATCGGCAACGATCAATGCCTCCACCACGGCATATTCGTCCACGGGCGAAGTGTCTGGTACGGGTTACTCTGCTGGTGGCGTGACGGTGACCAATGCCACCGCTCCGCTGACATCGAACACATCGACAACCTCAGGAACGGCGTATTGGACTCCTTCGGCATCAATCACCTACACCACGGTGACTTTGACTACGGCGTTTGATGCAGTGTTAATCTATAACTCAACACAAAGCAACAAGGCTGTCAGTGTCCACACCTTCGGTTCCCAGACGATCACGGCTGGAACCTTCACTCTGACGATGCCTTCCAACACGACTTCGACTGCTCTGTTGCGCTTGGCTACCACATAAGGGGTAAGCCATGTCTCTCGGGTGGGGCGATGGCGCATGGGGGAGTAACGGATGGGGCGGTACTCTTGACATAACAGGGAATACCGCCGCAGGCGCGGTAGGCTCTGTCTCGTTAAGCATCACCATTGCGCTCACGGGCGTATCAGCCTCTGGTGCAGTTGGGACGATGGCTCCCAGCACCTCAGAGGGTGAAGACGGCGACATTGCTTTTGGTGAGGTTGGCAGTGTAGGGGTAACCCTATCAGTTGCCCTGACGGGCGTTTCTGCGGCTGGTGCGGTTGGAACCGTTGATCACAGCAAAGATGTTGCCCTGATGGGCAATCTGGCCTCTGGGTCGGTTGGGTCAGTTACGCCGTCAATGTCGGTAGCACTCACAGGTGTTGAGGCATCAGGGGCTGTGGGAACCGTAATTGGGGACAAGGCAACGGCCTTGACCGGAGTTTCTGCAAGCGGGGCAGTCGGAACGGTTGTCCAAAGCGCATCAGTTGCATTGACCGGGAACTTGGCGTTTGGCTCTCCCGGTGGTGTCATTGTCCCGCTAAACAGCAACCAAGCGAATGGATCGGTTGGCACGGTTGTCAAAGAGGTGTCTGTCACTCTGTCTGGTGTAAACGCATCAGGCTCCGTTGGGACGATGTCAGTGGCCGCAAGAATACTGGCCCTGACAGGTGTAAACGCAACAGGATCGGTGGGGGATGTGATTGCCGTTTATTGGAAACCTATAGATGACACACAGACCCCTTCGTGGCAAAATATCAGCAACCCGCAGACACCCGGTTGGGGAGATGTATCAGATGTACAAACTCCAGCCTGGGAAGAAGTCGTAACTTGAGGTTTAAACATGACTACAGCATACACATCACTCTTGGGTTTGGCCCTCCCCGTCACGGGGGAATTGTCAGGAACATGGGGTGACACTGTAAACAATAGTATTACATCACTATTGGACTCAGCAATTGCCGGGACAACCACCCTCTCCGCAGACACCACGCTGACCACGACCACGGGCGCATCCAATCAGGCACGGCAAGCCATCTTGCTCTGTACAGGTCAGGTGGCAAACATCACGATCACGGCCCCGGCACAGTCCAAGATTTATACGGTCATCAATGCCTCGGCAACCTACACGGTAAAAATCAGGGGCGTAGGCCCAACCACAGGCATCACAATCCCTGTTTCATCCACAGCCACAGTGGCTTGGAACGGCTCTGATTTTGTTGATGCAAGCGGGTATATCAATGGGAACCTGAAGGTCAATGGAACACTGACTGTTACGGGCGTTGCAACATTCTCTGCTGGAACAGCGGCACTTCCTGCCATCACCACTACAGGCGACACCAACACAGGTATCTTCTTCCCTGCCGCTGACACCATTGCTTTCTCTGAAGGCGGTGTAGAGGCCGCCCGTATCGACTCTAGCGGCACATTCCGAGTAAAGGGCGCAGGAACTGCTGGCAGCACGGACGCTTTTCAAGTGGCGGGAACTGCACCAGCGTCTGCTATGGTGCTGAATTCAAGTGGGAATTTGTATTTGGGCGCAATTTCTTCTGCCCTTGCGAATGAAAACATCCTTACAGGTGGTCAAGCTGGCGGCATCCAATTGATTCGTAACGTAATCACGTCCCCAACCAGTGGTCAAAGTTTAGGTTCTTATGCTTGGAAAGGTGTAGACAGCGCAAACAGCAACGCCGCCGCTGAAGCAATGATCGAGGCAGTTGCCGCAGAAAACTTTAGTGGTGTCGCCGCTGGCACAAATATGTTGTTCTACACAAAGGCAATTGGAACAGGGCCGGGGTCTGCGCCATCAGAACGCGCCCGTATTTCAGCCGCTGGGGTATTCTCCACCACCCTTGCGGCATCCATTCAAGGACTCAGAGTTGGTCTTGGCGGCGGCAACACTGCCACCAGCACTGCGATGGGTGTTGATGCTTTGCTTAGTTCAACTGGAGCAGACGCAACCGGGTTTGGCTATTTTGCTGGTAAAAATTTAACAAGCGGAACATTTAGTATTGCAATTGGCTCCCGAGCAATGGGCGGTTCCACTGGTGGTGCAAACACTGGAACACACAACACGGCAATCGGTAACTCTTCGCTCTCCGTAAATACAAGCGGCAATCGAAATATTGCCATCGGCAATGAAGCGCTGGGGGGAAATCTAACTGGCATAGGAAATGTGGCTATTGGCAGTTACCTAAACAGTGGTGGCGATGGCGTTCTAGCTCTTAGTACCGCTGGGAACAACAACACCGCCGTGGGCGCGTCGGCACTTGCTAAAACCACATCCTCAAACAATACTGCTGTGGGTTATGGCGCTGGGTATTCCAACATATCGGGGACAGGCACATTCATTGGGTCTTATGCGGGTTTTTATACAACGGGAACCGGAAACACTGCTGTTGGGTATTCCTCTTTGAGCTTTAATATTGCAAGCGGGTTCTCAACTGGCGCATACAACACTGCAATCGGTGATCTTGCTTTAACTCGTTTAAGCAGTGGCGGTAATAATGTGGCGGTGGGGTATGCGGCCCTCACCGGAAACACTTCAGGTACATATAACACTGCTTTGGGGCAAGAGGCGCTCCAAGGCAACACTACTGGCGTAAACAACACGGCTGTAGGTTTTCAGGCGGGGTACTCAACTGGTGCTGTAAACCGCAATACCTTTATTGGTTATACCTGCGGGTACTTCACAACTGGCGCTCAAAATACTTTTATTGGCGACACATCTGGCAACTTGGTTACATCTGGTGCGGCAAACACTATTCTTGGGCGTTTTAGTGGAAACAGTGGTGGCCTCGACATTCGCACAGCAAGCAACTACATCGTGCTGTCTGATGGGGATGGGAATCCCCGTTTTTACAGCGCCAATGGATCAGGCAATTTTTTCATAGGCGAAACTGGAAATTTTGTAGACGGTAGTTACAACAGGGGTACTGGCTCTCAGGTATACACAGATTTTAGAATTGGCTGGGCATCTGCCGCCAGCCCCGGAACTCAAACGGGGTATATCTCAACCAACGGGACAATTACTGTCTATAACACCACTTCAGATTACCGCTTAAAAACTGTTGTCGGCGCTATAACAGGTCATGGCGAACGCATTGATGCACTTGAACCTATTGAATACACATGGAACTCTAACGGTTCACACTCCCGTGGTTTCTTGGCTCACAAATTTCAAGAAGTTTATGCAGACAGCGTTAGTGGAACTAAAGACGCTGTAGACGCAGATGGCAAACCCGTGTACCAAGCTATGCAAGCCAGTACAGCAGAAGTCATTGCCGATCTTGTTGCTGAAATTCAATCACTCCGTCAACGCCTAGCAGACGCTGGCATTTAATTTTTAAGGACTAACATGACAACTTTCACCACCACCATCACTGCCATGTACACCCTGCAACAGCCTGACCCAGACTATGTGGTCAATGTTCTGTGGGAGGTCACCGGGGTAGACGGGGAATACACCGCCAAGATCGGCGGCAACACCACCTTTGACTCAAGCCAAGCGCCTGAAACATTCATCCCCTACGACCAGCTTACCCAAGCCATCGTGATCGGCTGGATTCCAGAGTCTGCTATGACAAGCGCACAAGCCTGTGTGCAGGGCCAGATTGACAGCATGATTACCCCGCCTGTCAGCCCTGCAAATACAGCATTGCCTTGGGCATAATTGATATGGGCAACCCGCTGGCCCTAACAGCGGTATTTTTTGGAGAAACGCATGACTGAGCAAGAGACTCTGGCAACCCCTGTCAAACTGGAACTGCCCCTGGGCGCAGTGAATATGATCCTGGCCGCATTGGCAAAAGCACCTTATGAGCAAGTCGCTGACTTGGTGCAAGCCATTCGTGAGCAAGCCATCCCCCAGGTTCCAATGCCCCAAGAAGCCAAGCCTGCGGAGCAGCCATTGATCCAGTAACGGCATTTGCCCTGTGCAAAGGGGCATATGAAGGCATAAAGGGCTGCATCAGCGTTTACCAAGACCTGAAGAAAACCGGGTCTGATCTGACAAAGATCACAGGTGAAGTTGGTACAGCCCTTTCAAGTTTTTTCAAGGGCCACGCAGAGTTAGAAACCAGCCATGAGAAGGCTGAATTCCAGCGTGAAGAGAATCTGAAAAAGGGGATCAAAGACGATCTAGCCACACAAGCCATAGACAATGTGATGTATCTGCGGCAGACCAAAGCGTTTTATGCTGATTTGGAGAGAATGGTGCGCTGGGAGATGGGACAACCCGATCTCTGGCGGGAAATCGTTGAAGAGTATCAACGGCTGTTGGATCAAAAATCGGAGCAAGCGGCACGGGAGTTGCACGAAAAGCGGGTGAAAGCATGGCGGCGACAAAGGTTAAAAAATCAGATACTGGACAGGGTGCTGGAA